AAGCTCTCTGCGAGTGCTCTCACTGCTAAGGGCGCTGACATGGCAAACTTGGTGGCTATTGTTCACTCGGGTTCTGATGGACGTGGTTCTCTTAACTCGGGTTCAATGCCTGATTTGAGCACACCCTTCGTTGGAAAGGGTGGCTATGTTGCCCGTCGCTTGACACAATTGTCGGGTACCAGTAACGAGTGGATCGTGTTTGTCGGAATCAGCGAAGACGGCTCGGCTGAGGCTGTCGAGATGACAAGAATTCTTTCTGGCGCTGGTCAGTTTAACGTCAACGTTAACGCTGAGGCTTCTTGTGGTGCTTCGTTCCCTGTGACTGACTCTTTTGTCGCCGCAGGCGATCCCTTTGGTGCAGTTGCCGGTTCTACCACCGTTGGTGGATGGGGCTTGGAAGCCAACGAAGCGATTCCAGAAATCGACATCAAGGTTGACAGCGTGGCTGTCACCGCAGTGACGAAGAAGTTGAAGGCTAAGTGGAGCCCCGAGCTTGCTCAGGATCTTAACGCTTACCACAACTTGGACGCCGAAGTTGAACTCACAAGTATTCTGTCCGAGCAGATTGCTCTTGAGATCGACCAAGAAATCCTTCAGGACCTCATCGGAAACGCCACAGGTGGCACGCTCTACTGGAGCCGCCTCCCAGGCAAGTTCGTGAATTCTGAAACAGGTGCTGTCATCAGCAACTCGCTCTATCCTGACTTTACAGGTACAGTCTCTGAATGGTATGAAACCCTTCTTGAGACCGTAAACGACGTGAGTGCTCGTATACACCGTAAGACGCTTCGTGGCGGCGCAAACTTCTTGGTTTGCTCTCCAGAAGTTGCTAACGTTCTTGAGTTCACCGCTGGCTTCCGTGCTTCGGCAACCTCTGATGAGGAAAAAGGAAGCTGGGGAGCACAAAATGTTGGCTCGATCAGTCGCAAGATGGACGTTCATGTTGATCCTTACTTCCCAAGAAATCTTCTTCTTGTTGGACGCAAGGGCAGCAGCTTCCTTGAAAGCGGCTATGTGTACGCACCGTATGTTCCGTTGCAAGTCACGCCGACCATTTTCGGTACCGAAGACTTCGTGCCCCGCAAGGGCGTGATGACTCGTTACGCTAAGAAGATGGTTCGTCCTGATATGTACGGACTGGTTGTCGTTCAGGATCTCGTTGGAGATAACGGCTAGAAAATAGTTGATTCATTTTTTTGAATTAACTTCAGGAAACCCCGTCCATGTGGCGGGGTTTTCTTTTTGGCTTGTTTTGGGGAAAAGAAAAACTATTTAGTAAGAATACTTTATTTTCAAGAGGGCTTTTAAATGCCAACAAATTTACAACCTGCAAGTACCGTCAGTGCGCTAGTCTTACCATCTACTGGAACTCACAGTGATGTGACTGGCGCTTTGGCTTATGGTATATACACTACTGCTCCTTTTGTTAGCGGCGCAGTTGACCAAGTTGCTTACACTTATAATAAACTAGGCGGAAACATTCTAGACCTAGAGATAACTCCGAACAATGTTTATAATGCATATGAAGAGGCGTGCTTAGAATATTCATACCTTATCAACACCCACCAGGCTAAAAATGTTCTCTCAGACTTAATGGGAAATACAACAGGGTCATTCAATGAGGATGGAGAGTTTTCTGCTTATTCTAATGGGGGCACCGATCAAAAGCCTAATTTAAAATTTCCAAGATTCCAATTGGGGTATGCTACTCATTTAGGTAGAGGAGTTAGTATGCACGCAGGTGTTGGCTCTTCGCAGAGGATTTTTTCTGCATCGTTCGACCTTCAAGATGAGGTGCAGGATTATGACCTCCAGGCGGTCATTTACAGCGCATCTTTAGAGGCTGGAAGCCATTTCGAGAACAATGTTGGTACCAGTGCAATCACAATCCAAAAAGTTTATTATAAAACACCAAAGGCATCATGGAGATTTTTTGGTGGCACAACTGCTGGAGCCGTTGGCAATCTCTCTACATATGGAATGTATGCCGATGATAGCACCTTCGAGTTGATCCCGGCGTGGCAAAATACTTTGCAAGCTATGACTTACGAACAAGATCTCAATGTACGTGCATCTCATTATTCGTACAAAATAAATGATAACAGAATTCGTGTGTATCCGGTCCCGAACGGACAAGACCCAAAAAGACTTTGGGTAGATTTTAGAGTTTCTGAAGACGCATTCCAAGAACAGGCTGATAGAAAATATGGGGCAGACGGTGTAAATAACATTAGTACACTGCCATTTCCTAATGTTCCGTATCTGAACATAAATAGCATCGGGAAGCAGTGGATCCGCAGATTTGCTCTTTCTTTAGTCAAGGAAACTCTGGGACAAGTTAGATCAAAACTATCATCGATACCAATCCCAGGAAACGACATCAACCTAAATGGCGGAGCCTTAATATCAGAGGCCAAAGATGAGCAAAACTCTCTAAGGGAAGAGCTAAAGGCTGTTCTAGATGAATTAGTTTACGGAAAACTAGCCGAGGGCGATGCTCAACTCCAGAACAGTCTAGAAGAGGTCGTCAAGCACATTCCTGCCGGAATATATGTGGGATAAATAGATGACTAATAAGTGGACTCAACCAACTTCTCCTCCGCCGCCATTATTTGTCGGCAAGGCTGAGAGAGACTTTGTTAAACAAATCAATGATGAAGTCATTGAGAAAGTTGTTGGACAGCAGGTATTATATTTTCCAATTGATATGAAGACCACAAACTATAACGAGCTATATGGCGAGGCTATCAAGAAAACATTTCTCCCCGCACTGAGGGTGTACGCCTTGGTGGATTATAACGACTCAACAAGAATACAGGAGAAGTATGGGTTTGACAATGTGTATAATATTACTGTACACTTCCACAAGAGAAGGCTGACAGGTGATCAAAACCTTTTTGTGCGCCTGGGAGACTTTGTGCAGTACGATCAGATGTATTTTGAGATTGTAGATGTTTTTGAGCCTCGATATCTTTTCGGGCAAGATAGTGATTTTGCTGATGGCACATCCTTAGAGGTTTCGGCAGTCTGCCGCCAGGCAAGGGAGGGATTGTTCAATGCCCAATAGAACAAAACTGAATGAACAACGAAATGCGGTATATCCTTTAACTCCATCATCTATCGAGAACATCGATCAAGCGATGTATGACTATATCAACAAGGAATTGGATATTTTTTGCGACACAAACGAAGGATTTAAGAAAGTAAAGGTAAAGTTTGCTGGTACCGAACGGGCTTTTGACATAAAGAATGACCCAACCCTTCGAAGTATCAATGGACGCACGCTAGAATACCCACTGATATCTGTTAGCCGTGATTCTATGGTTGCCAATCCTCAAAACAAGGGTCGATATGGGGTTTATATACCTCCATATTTTGATTATTATGCCCAGGGCGGTGCCGTAGAGATTGCCAGAGTGGTAGAACAAGACAAAACAAAGAATTTTGCCAACTCTAATGCGATTAGGAAATCCTCTTCCAAGAAAGACCCTAACCGTCAAACATTTCCAGGGCAGAACAAGAATATTGTTTATGAAGTGATCTCCGTCCCCGTACCTACATTTATTGAAGTTCAATATACCATTTCTATCATAACCAACTACCAACAACAGTTAAATGATATAGTCACTCCATTTGTGACAAGAACTGGAGTTCCTAGTGTTTTTAAAATTAAGAACGAAGGTCATTCATATGAGGCATTGTTTGAAAAAACTTTTAATTTAGATGGAAATCAGAACAATATGGGTACTGATGAAAGAATTTTTTCTGCTAACTTTACAATAACAGTTCTTGGGCATCTTATTGGTGCTGGGAAAAACAACGAAACCCCCTCAGTCATAAAAACTCAGTCGGCTGCCAAAGTGACAATGCAGCGAGAAAGAGTAATTGTAGGAGATATCCCAGACTTCCACAAGGACATTAAAAGTAAATACCGTCCTTGACCAAAAGGTTGTTTGTTGGGTGGTAGTTTGACAGTTTTCGTTACTATTTAATAAGAGCACAAAAGTAAAAAGTGCGTAAACGTGATCACTAATAAGGGGAAGCAGACTCGATGGCTGATAATTCTTCAAGAAAATTTAAGTTCATTTCACCCGGTGTTTTTATAAATGAGATTGATAATTCTCAAGTACCTCAAACACCAGGAGATATTGGACCAGTTGTAATTGGATTGGCTACAAAAGGTCCAATGATGACACCAGTAACAGTTAATTCATTTTCTGATTTTGTAGAAACATTTGGCGAACCAACTGCTGGAAATCAAGGTTCGGATATGTGGAGAAACAATAGTCTCCAGGCACCTACTTATGGACCTTATGCCGCCCAGGCATGGCTACGCAACAACCCCACGCTTACCTATATCCGCCTTGGCGGTGTTCAGGACCCTGAAGCCGAGGCGACAGGATATGCTGGCTGGAAGGCAGGAACTCTGAGCAGTACTCCCGCCGAGGGTGGCGCTTGGGGATTGTTTGTATTCCCATCTTCTTCTTGTACTCCTGCTGCTTGTACGCAGGTTACGGGAGCCCACGCAGCAACATTCTACCTAACAGCAGGAAGAATAGGCATCAATGGACTGTCCCAGAACATGGGATATAATGGCGGTGTGATCAAGACTACCAGTGCCGGTGACTTGTATGTCACTAACGCCGATGGAACCTTCACTCTGGCATATGCCGCCGACGGAATTGTAGGAAATGCTAAGAACGTCAAAGTAAGTCTTGACCCAAATCATCAAAACTTTATTCGTAAGGTGTTGCCCACGAACCCAACATTTACTAATTCTACCATTACGGCTGCTGCCACAAGAACAGCAAACCTGGGTGGTGGCTTTTGGTTGGGCGAGTCTTTTGAACACGCCCTAGCACAAAGAACCATGCTCGGCGGCACAGGTACAACTTCTACAAACCAGGTTTTGACAGGAAGTTCTGTAGGCGTCTTGGGCGCTGCTGATGATGAAGCCTCAGTGCTTAACACCAAATTCCATGTTATGG